CTCCTGCACGTCAGCCTGACTACTAACACTCTGTGCTAGCACACTCATGGAGTGATCATTCTCCTGCTTGCGTGTATTCAAACTTACTATATTATCTTCGTTGTTATTAAACTTTGAGTGCAAACTTTTAATAACACCATCCTGTAATTCAGTAAGTTTATGAATGGATGCACGTTGGTGATTTAATTTTGTCTCACAAATCTCCAACACATGCTTACATGATGTGAAATTCTCCTTATTATCCTTGACTCTATCCTTCAGGATAGTATTCATCTTGGAGAAGATTTTGATGTCCAGCAGGTCTTCTACTACCTCTCTCCTATGGGTAGCAGGAAGTTGCATGAAGGGCACAAAAGTGCTGCTACCTAGGATAACAACCTGGGTAAATGACTTATAGTTAAACTTAAGGATGCTCTGCTCAAGATACTTCTGGTAGTCCTTCTGAGCAGCATCTTGATCAAGCAGTTGTCCGTTTCTAAGGACCTTAAAAACGACTGGTTTCATGCCTCTGATGACATGATAGTTTACTTGACCAATAGAAAACTCAACCTCTACACAGCACTCTTTCTCATTGACGCTGTTGATCAGTTGAGACTTATTAATTTTACGAAATGGTTTATTAAATAGCACAAAGCACAGGGCATCTAACATAGTAGACTTACCTGCGCCGTTAGACCCGATAACAAGTTGCGACTTGGATTCGTTGAGAGTCATTTCCGTAAAGGTATTACCTGTGCTAAGGAAATTCTTCCAACGAATCTTTTCAAATACGATCATTTATCTTGTGGTGGCGGGATAACAAATTCATCGGGGTCAATAACGGTGAAGCGATACCCGTATTGACGACAGTTTTCTTTGACGGTATCTTCGTCTACCTCAGAGACCGTGAGATCACGAGGATATTCATCTGCTTTCAATAATACATAATAGCGTTCTGCGTCGTCCCTGTCAACAAATAACTGGACTACCCTCTCTACTGCTTCATCATCTCTAACAGCATATACACCACCTGATTTATTGTCAGTCAGGACAAACATTAGACCTCCAACGCTTCTACATATAGGGACTTTAAGATACCAAAGATCTCGTCGTGGTTTTTATACTCCGAGACGCACGATTCTAGGATAGAAAGGGTATCTTCGACCTCAATCTCTTCATCAATTTCACCCAACTCCTGAGTCATGTCTTCGACAATCTTCAGGTCGGCCAGGTCAACCTGCTGAAGTTTCCTTACACACCGATCAAACTTAACTTGATCCTTCTTATCGCCTACGACAAGTTTAACATATGTCCCTTCCAACTGTGGGAAGGTAGAGACATCGATGTCATCAGTATAGTAGACTTTACTGAAGGTATTATAGGGATTTGCAATGAATTCCATTGACAAATCATCTGTATTTAGGACGTGGAATCCACGATCAAACCCATAATCATTCCAGTATAGTTGATAAGGGTTGCCAAGGTAATGAATAGGACCCTGCTGACTCTTCATGTGGTAGTGACCAGAGCATGTCAAGTCAAACTTCTCGAATGGAGAGCGGTCAATACCATGGTCCATCTTAAGACCAGGGATAACCTCAAACCCATTCAACTCAAGGTGTCCTAGGCATACAGATGCTTTAGAGGACTTGACCTTCTTCATGATATGCTCCTGGTTTTCAGGGCAGATCCATGGTAGAAGAAGGAAACTCCTACTACCAAACTTCTTAGCAGTAGGCTCTGTAATGACTTCGATGTTGTTGTAGTCACCTAGCAACAGATCAGGTGAGTTGACCTTGATCGTATTCTTATAATAGATGTCATGATTACCCACCAGCATGGACATACGAATGCCACGCTCAGCAAGAGGATCAAACCACATCTCTCGTGCTGCTTCTAGTGAATTAAAATTCACATACTTCCGACGATCAAAGGTATCACCTAGGCACAAGACCTGAGTAATACCTTCTTTATCGATATATGGAAGCACTACATCACGATAAAACTTTCTATAAAGTTTTTGAAAGAATTGATTGTCATTCCTTACACCAAAGTGTTGATCAGTTATCAGTAGAATTTTCATTCTTCTTTCCATTCTCTAGAGCACGAAGGCGTTTCCGCCAATAACCACGGTCATTACTATCACGGCAAGGGTTGTCCCTTTCTTGTGTGTCGTGAAGATCTTGATTTCCGTCCTTTGATGCCATTACAATTTTACTCCTACGGTGCTGTTTACTGTGCGTGTGTATAAGTGAAGAGTGTCCTCTTGGAGACACTTGAGATGCCATCTGGTGGTCTTAAGAATGCCTTCTTCAGTTGCACCAGTGAGGAAGTTTGCCCCTAGGGGATTCTTCAGCACACTGGTATAGAGACCAAAGCGGGTCTTCTTGATATAGAAGGCATCATCAATCCATTCGACATCCTCGGGGATGTCCTTCTCGATTGTGGGATTAGATCCCAGCGATGTGGCAAGGGTGGACTTCTTGGTTTCCGTTGGCATGAAGTTAGTTACGCATGTTGGTTTCAATGCGACTCTTGATGGAATTCATATCAGAGTGATTGTCGTTGTCATCAGAGTGGAAGACTTGATCGTAACCATTCTTCTCGATGAGTTTATCACGGATATCCATCTGACGCTTTTCCTTAGCAATTCGTCGCAAAAATGCATAGTATACGATTTGCGTGAAATATGCAAATGGATTCTTGCTCTTAGCGGGATCGAAGTTATCGATGTATTGGACACAATTCTCTACACCATCGGAGATCATATCCTCCTTATACATGTAGTTAATAAAGTTGGGTCTATATGACAGGTGGGTGGCAATCTTCAAGAAGCAATCCCCTAGGTAGTGAGTGATCCTAGGTTTAGGTCTGTCTTGTAGCTTGGCAGTCTCAACTGCTTCTCGATACTTGACGATCTCCACAAGAAACTTTTTATTGTCAACGTAATGTTGTTTTTTCTTAGGAGGCATTACAGTCATATTTAATTTTTCTCACAAATGCATTATAAAGGTTTGTGTCCTAGAAGTCAAGCTTGACAACTCTAAGAATAATCATTATACTCAACCATGTAAGGGTTGGAAACAATACTACTTAGAGTTCTTCCACTGATCCTCTAGTCTCTTTCTCATTTCTGAGACTTTACCGACTAGACCCATGTTTTCATTCATGGGGACTCCTGGGTCCTGATCATCTTCTAGTTTGCCGTCTTTCCTCCACCACATTTTGTACATCATGATTGCCTCGGTGGACATCGGGGCGATGGTCATGATATCTGGCTCTTGGATAATATAAAATTCTTCATCTGACCATAACATCCACTTAGTAAAACCTGCTGCTAGACCCATCTCACCATCGGGTTTCTCTATAGGGGTGAGAGTAGGTGACAGAGGGTCAGACACATACACCATTGTGCAGTTGTCTTCATTCGTGGCGATCATGGTTCCCATAACTTCTTCACCAGACACCAACTTGACGATGCCGTAGAATTCGTTGTCGTGACGGATGTAGTTAATCATTGTCGTAAATTTACCTTAGTGATTTCATAATCAAATTTCTCTTCATCATAGATTTTCAATCTTTCTATGAGGTGTCGGAGAGTATAGTTGTGCCTGTTACCTCGGGAGCAGTCATCAGCAATGTCATACAACACTGCTTGTGCTTTGTTATCCCCCTTACGCAAGACACGTCCAATAGACTGGAGGTTTCTTACTCGTGATTTAGATGGACTCGCAAAGATTACATTATGTAGGTTGCGAATGTTGATGCCTGTAGAGAATGTGCCGTAAGATGCAAGGATGATTGCATCGGTTTCCTGCTCACAGATCTTGCGAGCCTCTTCTCTTTCAACAGCATCGACACCACCATGGATAAAAAAGATCTTACGATCTTTACTCACCTTAGTATTTAGCATCTCCCATAGAGGGTCACCGTGCTTCTCGATGTAGTTGAATAGGATGAGTGTATTGCCACCTATGTCTTCTGCTAGGTTACAAATTAGGTTATTTCTCTTGGGATGTGATACTATATAATCCATCTCTTGCTGATAGGAATCGAATGGCACATGTCCATGCTGCAACAATAGACATTTTACTTTCAGTGGTGTCAGCTGTCCCTTTTTCATTAGATCGACAGTTGTGGTCACCCTATCACAGCGTCCGAATAGACC